TACCAAGGAGCGCCACAGCGCGAGGAGCTGGCCGAGGTGGATGTGGACTGGCTGATCGCCGAGCGTCCCGGCAGGGTAAAAACCTTGAAGCAGCATCCGCGCAAGAACAAAACGACCATCAACATCGAATACATGAAAGCCAGCATCCGTGCCAGGGTGGAGCACCCGTTTCGCATCATCAAGCGGCAGTTCGGCTTCGTGAAAGCCAGATACAAGGGGCTGCTGAAAAACGATAACCAACTGGCGATGTTATTCACCCTGGCCAACCTGTTTCGGGTGGACCAAATGATACGTCAGTGGGAGAGATCTCAGTAAAAACCGGAAATAACGCCAGAAATGGTGGAAAAAATAGCCTAAATAGGCTGATTCGATGTGTTTGCGGGAAAAAAATCGGCCCAGATCCGCGAAATTTTAATCAGCGAGTCAGCTTGGGAAGAAATGACCTGCTTATTCGCACCTTCCTTAGATTACCCCAGCATGGATCATGGGTGAAACAGTAGGTCAGAGCTTCAGGCTCTGTGTTGTCAATACAGTGAGGCATAATTATGGCTTTCATTCAACCAACCATCGACGACGTTAGACATTGCTCTAACGCTTTATCTGTAGACCCTGCCGAAACCGACGCTGCCCGCGCCATTGCTGAACACTACTCAAAGATATCCAATCAGGAGTACCGCATCACCCAAGACGACCTGGATGACCTCACTGACACAATCGAATATCTCATGGCAACTAACCAGTTAGACTCACAATAAATGCACTAATAAATCTATTATTTTTGTTTGATCCCTCTATAATATAGGTCAGTAATGACCGGTTTTCTCAGCCGGGCGTTATTGGCCATGTCAATTCTGGAGGAGGATCAATGATAAATTATGTCTACGGCGAACAACTGTACCAGGAGTTCGTCAGCTTCAGGGATCTCTTTCTAAAAAAAGCTGTTGCACGCGCCCAACACGTTGATACAGCCAGCGACGGTCGTCCTGTACGCCCGGTTGTCGTTCTACCGTTCAAAGAAACTGACAGCATTCAGGCTGAAATTGATAAATGGACTTTAATGGCGCGGGAACTGGAACAGTACCCAGACCTCAATATCCCAAAGACTATTTTATATCCAGTGCCTAACATCCTTCGCGGTGTGCGTAAGGTTACAACTTATCAGACAGAGGCTGTGAACAGCGTCAACATGACCGCTGGCCGCATTATTCATCTGATTGATAAGGATATTCGCATCCAAAAAAGCGCGGGGATCAATGAGCACAGTGCGAAATACATAGAGAACCTGGAAGCAACAAAAGAGCTAATGAAGCAGTACCCGGAGGATGAAAAATTCCGTATGCGCGTACACGGCTTTAGCGAAACAATGCTGCGCGTCCACTACATTTCCAGTAGCCCTAACTACAATGATGGTAAATCAGTTAGTTACCATGTGCCACTGTGTGGCGTGTTTATCTGCGATGAAACTCTCCGTGATGGAATTATCATCAACGGTGAATTCGAAAAAGCAAAATTTAGCCTTTATGACTCCATAGAACCGATCATCTGCGACCGCTGGCCGCAAGCAAAAATATATCGCCTGGCAGATATTGAAAATGTAAAAAAACAAATTGCCATCACTCGCGAAGAGAAAAAGGTTAAGTCAGCCGCATCAGTTACGCGCAGCCGTAAAACCAAGAAGGGGCAGCCAGTAAACGACAACCCCGAAAGCGCGCAATAAATTATGCCCGGCATCAACCGGGCATTCTTCCATTATTCAGCCGCCACCGGTTTTAACAAGCCAGCATCGAGCAGTTTACGCGTCAACCACTGCTGGCCTTTACCCGTTAATTGAGGCGTCAACCGTATCTGGTAGCCATCTTCATCATCCAGCACCACTTCTTTCACCGTGAAATACCCCGCGTTGATGTACTGCTGGAACGGCACATTTTTACGTCCACCGGACGCTATCAGGATGCCGTTCTCCCGTAACCAGGCAAACAGCGCGTTTTGCTTAAGTCCAACAACCTTTGCAAAATTCCCAATCAGGATCCCTTTAGCTACTGATACCCGGTCGGCAAAATCGACCTTAGGAGCGGCGGCTACCAGCTGCTGATTTAGCTGGTGGGCTTTCTGTTCCAGAAGCTGCTTTTGTTCAGCCAGTTCGGCAGCCAGGCGTAGGGCTTCTGGTAATGTTTGGGGGATTGCAACCGGTTGCTGTTCTTTTTGCCGGAAGTAGCTGTCTTCCAGTTTTTCAAAGAATGCCCATGCTTCATTTGTGTCCACGATCTTAGACATGCGTGCAGCGCCGCGCTCTGTCCAGAGTGTAAGGCTTCTGGCGTTCTTACCAACAGAGTAACTTCCGGTTACTCTGTTCTTAAATTCTCTTAATTTTAAACCAGTTAGAAGAAAGTAATGCTTACCTTCTTCAAAGCGGTCAAGGTTGCGAGACAAATTGTTGCGAATATTGGCTTCATCGACCCCATACCCTCTAGCAAGAGTTTCGGTTGTCACGACACGTACTCCCTGCCATTCCAGAACGGGAATTTCATCCGGCTGATTCTGAACAACCACCAGTTCCGATTCCTGAACTGAAGGTGCATAAATTTTTTCTGATTTAACGTTAGTTGCTTTCATTCTGTGTGCCTCCTTGCGTGCTTCGGCTGCGACGGTTGCGTAATTCAGATGACCCTGTTCGAGCAGGTATTCACGGATATCGGTTAGCAGAATGCGGTGAACCGCGTGTTTGTCCTTTCTCCGGTAAAGTTGTTTGGTGATCATGAAGTAGTTGGCAATAACGCCCGGTATATCCCTGGTACTGATACAGGCAGTGTGCTGTTCAATTGCCTCGATCATCTCTTCACGGGTGACTAATGACGTTCTCATAGTCCCTCCTGAGCAGAAGCGTTAATAGGGAGGCACCAGTAACTGAGAGAATTGCGCGAATCGGTAGAAAAGCGGGCAGAGAAAATACAGGGAGCATCCGGAAGCTGAGAACGTGCCTCATCTTCTGTCGGTGCAATAACGAAGTGATAGTGACGTTTTTGGCAGGAGTAAAAGCGCCAGATAAATTCAGAATGAGCAGGGGTAGGGATAGTAGCCACAATGGCAGCCTCCTTTTGCTAATTTAAGGAGCTACCGCGTGAGGTCTCAATCTCAATGGCGGTAGCACTGACTGGGTTGAGACTACCGGCGCAAAAGGGAACCGGCCTGCCTTTCGGCAGCCCAGCCAGCACTACCATTGATCTCTGAGCTAAACGCTACGTATGGCTGTGCGATGGCATGACACAAAAAAAGACGCTTTTGGCGTCTGTGTCGCCTTTTGCATTATCCGGGGTCTCAATCCCGGCACCCGTTTTAATGAGGTGCCTGATAAGCATAAACCGAAAATGCCTCAAGGCGCAAGAGGTCAGGTTCAATGTAACATCGGTAGTTAAAAAACACAATTCATTAGAGCAAATGTTCATTCATTAAGCCATGCCAGAGCTTCATCAACCTGCGCTTCGTCTTCGACGCTAAGCACTTCATCCTGAGGAACATAATCCGCCAGCATAGCGAAACAATATGTATCCCAATGGTCTGGTGAGTGCAGGTTGAGTTTTTTCTTCATATCCTCCTTACTCATCACTTTCCATTGACCCGCGGAGTTAATCCCTACAGGGATTTTCGACGCTTCCTCAATAGTTTCATTACCCTTATCCAGTCTCATACGACCAGATTTTACGGCCTCTGCGGCTTGAACGTTGGCATAAGCACGTTTATCAAAGTACAGGCTCTTATCTTCACGGCTATGCATCTTTTTACCCCAGCGTATACGCTGTACGGTAATACCATAATACTCGTACATCAGATCCGCCGTTGCTTTACCCAGGCCATCGCCGTCTATCGCTATGGTGATATTTGGGAATCGCTCAGGATTACATTCTGCGAAAATTTTGGCGGCAAGCTGCGTTTCTGTAACGTCTGTGTATTCCAGCATTCGATAGTTGATTACACGGCGTTTATTTCTCTGGCCGGACACCATCATGATATTGATAACGGACTTATCCCGTCCCGTACCACCAGCAACGTCCACACATGCAAGCCAGCCCCATCCTTTGGCAATCTTGACTTTCCGCCGCGTCGCACGTTCAACCTCATCACGTCCAAGAAGGAAGCCATCCTGTGATTTAGGGAATAGTCCGCGTACCTTAATCATGTACATAGGGTTATCACGCCCGCCGTACTCCGCCAGCTTCATTTTGATAAATGCTGGCGTTACCAGCGGTGATTCCTCACTGTTAAGCGTGATCGCCGTATAAACGCCATCAGGGTTACCAGGACGCTTGGCCAGTTTATGGTGAGTATCGTAGAAATAGCCGCTTGGGCGTGTAGGCTGTGACAGCAATAAGATGCGGTTATCCTGTCCGGTAAGAGCACCGGTGATGATACCGAAAGCTCTATCACTGACACCGGAGGCTTCATCGATAATATACAGAAGATGATCTGCGTGTTCACCTGCGAGAGCTTATTCACTTCCCAGACGAAAGCCCTTCGGTACTACAGTCCATACACCTTTACCAGTAACTTCATAAAAAGCGGTTTCTGTCAGAACAAAATAATCAGCAAGCCACGGAAAACGGCTGGTGGCCGTAGCCCAGTTTATCTTGATGTACTTGAATATACCGGTCATTACCTGCTGAATTTTGTTCGCAACGATAATGGCACGGGCACCGGGATACATGATTATGAACAACATGATCATGATAGAAGTCATGTCTGATTTCCCGGTACCGTGACCAGACGAAACAGATGTCTTGCTACCCTGTTCCTGCACAGACTCAATAATCAGATCCTGCTGCCAGGTAGGTGTTTTGCCGAACAAAACATCAGCGGCCGCAATCCAGTCATAACGATATAGCGCCACCAACTCGCGCCAACGTGGATCCGTTACGCAACTTCTGGCCATTAATCATCATCCCCGTATAGCTTGCGGGTAACTTCTTCGTCTTCCTCCTCGTCTTCGTCCAGGTCTTGTTCCAGCCATGGGTCGTTTGATACACCTTCAGTATCAACATCTCCATAACCGCCTGTATCAACGATATCGGCGATTTCTTCCCTACGCTGCTCAATCCACAATGCGGCATCGGCGCGGCGGTTGGCGGCCCGTTCTCGCGCAACTTTGTCCAGATCTTCAAGAGAAGGGCCACCGACGGCTGTTTGCCTTTCCTCATCATCGGTATTGGTCTTAGGAGCACGCAGATCGGCTTTGATTTGCTCCAGCATCAGGGGCGGCACTTTCCCGCCATGCGCCTCGATGAATTCAGCTGCTTCCAGCACTGACCAGTTATTTTCACGCTTTCGTTCGTATGCCAGCTTAACAATGCCAGCTTGCCCCATAGACAAAGCGTGCTTTTCCGCCTCCCGGCTTTCTTTTCGATAGTTATTCCGGATGCTGTAAATGGTGTTGATCAGACTGCTTATCTGCGCGGAACAGCTGTTTAGCATGCTCGCGATACGGTATTCAGGCGGAGTACCTTCATCATCGTCTTTTTGCTGATCGCGCATTTCCTGCACCAGGCGAATACACGTATCCCTGGCGTTCTCCAGCATAAGGAGATGAGAAAGAGACTTTTCCAGAAGAGTGGTTTCCAGAACATCGGCCCCGGATCGACGCAACATAGCGCGCGCGGCCTTCCGCGCTTCAACGTTATCTATCAGGTAATCGCCAGCTTCGAATTCAAAGCGTTCACCATCATCATCCAGGGTGTCGCGTTCCAGGCGATCACGTAAGGTCCGGTGGGCGCGGGTGATCACGTCATGATCATCAGAACGATCATTTATGCGCTTATTTTGGCGCTTAGCGTTCTCGACTGCGGCACTGACAACAGCATTAACTCTTTGTTTTTCAGCCATTTCAGCCACAATGTGATCACTTGCACGTTGATCATTAGCGTGATCAATGATCATGCTTTTTAGTGGTTTTCTGACAGGCTTATTTGGCTTACGGCTGTCCGCTGTTCCGGTGTCTTCTTTGAATGCACGGAGATAACGACGTGCGGTGTTTGGGTTGAGATTAAACTCGGCGGCATATTGTGCGATGGTGTAACCACCATCTCGCGCCAGGCGAGCAAAATTCTTCTTGTGATCGTCCCAGGTCACTTATGCTTCCTTTCGTATAAAACTCTTTTTGACGCGAGGGTAACGAAAGTCACATGTCAAAAGGCCCGGAACGGGCAAGCAATCAATCAGATACGTGCGGATGTGGCATTACCGTAATGACGGTGCTGACGGGCCACCTTATTGAAAAGTTGACGCGCCATTACCCAAGGCTGGTGCTCCCGGCGTTCCTTTTCGTCCTGCGTCATATAGAGTTCGTTCTGGAGTTTTTCATCAAACCGGCGCGGAGCGCGGCTACGGCGAAAGAATTCAGGATTCAGAGAGTGGATCTGAAATCTACGTGGGCGTGTACTGTCATCAATCAAAACAGACGAATACTTAGACACAGCGATAGCCTTTAAGCGCAGATAAACATCGCGCTTATCGACATCCAGATGCGGGTATTCCTTTTCAAGAATTGCTGCGAGTTCTTTCGCTGATAGAAGAGATTTAGTGCGGATCATGTAATCCGCAATCTCGTACGATGTTATTCGTGAGTGATTTATTTCCATGAAGTGGCGTCCCTGCCAGTTAAGTAACATCCTGTCACCTACTGATTAGCCCATGTCAACTAATCAACGACGAATATAATACCCTTGATTAAAGAAATAGCAATACATTAGAGCAATTTTATCTAACGCTCGACGAGTGACTTGTGATAGCGCCGACTCCAAGCGCGTAATCAAAGAACAATCGTTGATGCATCGCCAGCCTGCCGTGCGTCTTCTCCCAATTATCGCGGTCACGCTCAATATCACGCTGGCATGACTGGCACAGAGGAATAGCATAAATGTCATGCGCGCATAATCGACTATGACGAACGATATAAGGCGTAATGTGAGCGCCAGCTCCCGCAGCTCCACAGCCACAGCATGGACGGGAAGCCACAAAGTCCATGTACTCGGGCAATTTTAGCGATTGAAGTTTTGGTATTTTGAAATGCGCCATACCTGGGTCGGAGTCAACATCCACAGGGCATACTTTTGCACGCATCGGCGCGGCGCGTTCTTCCATCATCTGAACATATGCTGTAGCGCGATCGTCATACGGGCGAATATCCGCCTCTTTCAGAGGTCCGCTATCCTGCGGAGTAGCCTTCATCTTATTTATTGATATGCGGCAGACTTCTTCCGGCATCAGGTGCATCATGTTGCGCATGAAAGCCCACCAGCACAGCTCCTGAATACTTAAATCATGGCTATTTGAAAGGCCCATTTCCTGACGGGCGACATCCAGTATCCAGTTAACGCGATTATTGTGCAGCGTTTCTTTCAGCTCATTAAAACCACGCATCCGGTAATGGTTATCGTGATGCCAGCACAACAACACAGCGCTATTGTCTCGTTCAGCGTGGACAATATGGTTGTCACACCAACTACGATCTGCGGCCTGGCATTGACCCTCTTTCCTACGCAACCACGCCACCAGCGCGTCAATTCCACCAATACGGCGAAACAGTTCATCGCTGTTAAAAAACGGCTGCAACGCCTCATTTGTTGCCATGGTTTGCTCGGTAACAACGAGGCCGTCTTCCATGTGCTCGATTAACTCACGCGGCACCGGCTCCATAATAAATTTACGGCCAGCCTCCACCAGCTTTCTGACCTCCTGATCCACTTTGAACGTGGCGAGGCCAAGCTCTTTCTGTACAAAGGGAGTAATTACGGCTTTCACATCACACCTTTAATCACTGATTGGGCTTTATCTGCTGCCCGGCATTCTCTGTTTAAGCACAGCCATTTCCTGACGGCATAACACAGCAATAGCGGTCCTGGCACCAATTTGCTTACCAACCAGGTATTGCTTTACCTTGCGGCGACTCACGCCATCAAGAAGCATCTTTAACGCTTCACGGGACAATTTGTTGTATTTGCGTGCCATTAATCTACTCCGCAGAACCATACAATCTACGTAACGTGGCGGCGACAGAAGATACAGATATCTCGCCAGTCGCAGCCCCTACGGTAAGGTCTGCCAGTTCAGGTGAATCAAATACCTGCACCCCGTTACGGCGTAGAAATAACAGCGCACTGTTTAGCGCGGTACGCTTATTGGCATCATTGAATATATGCCCTCTCGCCGTAGCCACCAGGTAGGTGGCGGAGACTTCGAAAAGGTCGGTGATCTCTTCGTAGGCAACTCTGGCCTGAACTCTCCCGATAATGGCCTCTGCCCTACCCGGATCTGACATTCCCGGCAGGCCGCCGTAGCGGTTTATATTCGCATCATGAAGCGCAATAAGTTCTTCCGGTGATATATGCCTCATTATCGGTTAACCAGTTCCTTGTTGGTGGAGTCCAGGGTGTCAAACAGGGATGCAAATTCAGCATCCAGCGCCGCTTTTTTGTAGGCTTCGAAAGTAGCCTTGCTGACAATTACTGCTGGCTCACGGCCTCTGCGGGTGATTTCAACCTCTTCCCCGGCCTCAACATTGTTGAGCACTTCAGAAAGGTTGCCACGCGCGGTACGGAAGTTAATGGATTGCATAAACACCTCGTGTACTCGTTATGTGTACACAATTATAAACTTCACAGGCATAAAGCACCAGCACTTTGCGGCTTAACAAACCTCTAGGCAGGTCATTCGTAGCCTAATGTCCGAACTGCTAAAGCATCCAAGTTGCTGTAGAATCACATCCAATTACATAAGCCTGAAATAAGTGGATGAAAATGACAAGTATTCAACAACGTGCAGAGCTTCATCGTCAAATCTGGCAAATTGCTAACGATGTCAGGGGTTCGGTCGATGGATGGGATTTTAAGCAATACGTTCTGGGCGCACTTTTCTACCGTTTTATCAGCGAAAATTTTTCCAGCTATATTGAAGCCGGTGATGACAGCATCTGTTATGCGAAACTGGATGACAGCGTAATTACTGATGACATTAAAGACGATGCCATCAAAACCAAAGGCTACTTCATCTACCCAAGTCAGCTTTTCTGCAACGTAGCTGCGAAAGCAAATACCAATGACAGACTGAATGCAGATTTAAACAGTATCTTCGTTGCTATCGAAAGCTCTGCTTACGGTTACCCTTCAGAAGCTGACATCAAAGGTTTGTTTGCTGATTTCGATACCACCAGTAACCGCCTGGGTAACACCGTTAAGGATAAAAATGCCCGCCTGGCTGCGGTTCTGAAAGGGGTTGAAGGGTTAAAACTTGGTGACTTCAATGAACATCAGATTGACCTGTTTGGCGATGCCTATGAGTTCCTGATTTCTAACTATGCGGCGAATGCCGGTAAGTCAGGCGGCGAGTTCTTTACACCGCAACACGTCTCCAAGCTGATTGCACAACTGGCTATGCACGGGCAGCCCCACGTTAACAAAATCTACGACCCGGCAGCAGGCTCCGGTTCGCTGTTGTTGCAGGCTAAAAAACAGTTTGATGACCATATCATCGAAGAAGTTTTTTTTGGTCAGGAAATCAACCATACGACCTATAACCTGGCGCGTATGAACATGTTTTTGCACAACATCAACTACGACAAGTTTGATATCAAGCTGGGCAATACGCTGACTGAACCGCACTTCAGAGATGAAAAACCGTTTGATGCCATCGTTTCTAACCCGCCGTATTCGGTGAAATGGATTGGCAGCGATGACCCGACGCTGATTAACGATGAACGTTTTGCCCCGGCTGGCGTTCTGGCCCCCAAATCCAAAGCTGACTTTGCGTTTGTATTACATGCGCTGAACTATCTTTCGGCCAAAGGTCGTGCTGCGATTGTCTGCTTCCCGGGTATTTTTTACCGTGGCGGCGCGGAGCAGAAAATCCGTCAGTATCTGGTCGATAATAACTATGTCGAAACCGTGATTTCACTGGCTCCGAACCTGTTCTTTGGCACCACCATTGCCGTAAACATTCTGGTGCTGTCTAAACATAAAACCGATACCAACGTTCAGTTTATTGACGCCAGCGAGCTATTCAAAAAAGAGACTAACAACAATATCCTGACCGATGCCCATATCGAACAGATTATGCAGGTATTTGCCAGCAAGGAAGATGTTGCTCATCTGGCGAAATCTGTCGCGTTTGAGACCGTTGTCGCTAATGACTATAACCTGTCAGTGAGCAGCTATGTGGAAGCGAAAGATACTCGCGAAATTATCGATATCGCTGAGTTGAATGCAGAACTGAAAACCACGGTCAGCAAAATCGACCAGTTGCGCAAAGATATTGATGCGATTGTGGCTGAAATTGAAGGCTGCGAGGTGCAGAAATGAGCGAGATGAGTTATCTGGAAAAATTGCTGGATGGGGTTGAGGTTGAGTGGTTGCCATTGGGGGGGCTTTGTTGAATAAATCAGATTTCGGGTAAGTCTCCCCCGTAGCGGGTTGTGTTTTCAGGCAATACGCACGCTTTCAGGCATACCTGCTTTCGTCATTTTGTTCAGCGCTCGTACCAGGGCCATAGCCTCCGCAACCTGACCATCGTAGTCACGCAGCGTCAGTGACCCCCCGAACAGCTGTTTTACCCGGTACATCGCCGTTTCCGCTATCGAGCGACGGTTGTAATCTGTTGTCCATTTCCACCGCGCATTACTCCCGGTCATTCGCTGATTAGCCACTGCACGGTTACGGTCTGCATATTCACCGGGCCAGTAGCCCGCACCTTTTCGGGGAGGGATAAGCGCGCTGATTTTCTTACGCCGCAGTTCATCG